TAACAAACCTAGGTTACTATATCATATTAAAAGAAGAGGCTACAGAGGCTTTAGTATGAACAGACCAGATAAAGTATACAATAAGTTATCTATAACTGAAAAAGAAATAGGTGGTATACCAAACTCAAGTGAAGATATAAAGCAAGCACACGCTGCTGCAATTGAAATGTATATACAAAGCCATGTTGGAAAAGTAAACGAAGATACTTATGGTAACATGTATTTCAACAGAACTTTAAACGATTGGAGTGGGTTTGATATAAATAAACGAACAAAATACGATGCCACTATAAGTAGTGGTTTGGCGGTTATGGCTTGTAACAGACATCTGTACAAACCAAACCCAAATCTTGAAAAACAAAAATTAAACATTAATATATCACGTTACAGCAATGATGGTTTCGTGTCAAAAATAATAAAATAAGAATATATGGCTGAGTCAGTACATGTTAACTTTCCTTCTCAAGTTGTAAGCGACTTGGAAAAAATGAGCTATGATTATGGTTTAAAAATAGCTAGGGCTATTGAGCAAGAGTGGTTCAATGGTACACATTCCAATAAATACTATGACGCTCAATCAAAGTTCCACAAACTAAGACTATATGCACGTGGAGAACAATCAATACAAAAATATAAAGATGAGTTATCTATTAATGGTGATTTGTCTTATCTTAATTTAGACTGGAAGCCAATACCTATTATACCTAAGTTTGTAGATATAGTTGTTAATGGTATGTCCGAAAGAATGTTTAGCGTAAAGGCTTATTCGCAAGATCAGTATGGTGTTAGTAAAAGAACTGAGTATATGGAAAAGATGCTTAGAGATATGCAAACTAAAGTTTTTAACGACCAAGCAGCTGCTGGTATGAGTATGAACCTTTATGAAACAGATCCTGACGTGTTACCAGAAACAGAAGAGGAGTTAGCGTTACACATGCAGTTAACATATAAACAAAATGTAGAAATAGCCGAGGAGCAAGCGATAAATAGCTTATTAGATGGTAGCAACTACGATTTAACAAGAAGAAGATTATTGTATGACCTAACAGTACTAGGTATTGGTTGTGTAAAAACAAACTTTAATTTTAGCGAAGGTGTTACTGTTGAGTATGTTGATCCAGCTAACTTAATATACTCATATACTGACTCTCCTTATTTTGAAGATATATATTATGTTGGTGAAGTTAAAACAATACCAATACCAGAGCTTGTTAGACAGTTTCCTAATCTAACGCAATCTGACTTAGAGGGTATAAACAAAAGCGCTAAAAGACCTAGTGGTAGATATACTTTTAGAGAAACTTCTGACAAAAACAAAGTACAAATACTATATTTTAATTACAAAACATATAGTCATGACACTTACAAAGTAAAAGAAACAGGTACTGGCGCTGAAAAAGCTATTGAAAAACAAGACACATTTGACCCGCCGTCAAACAATGAAGGTAGTTACTATAGATTACAAAGAGCTGTTGAGTGTGTATATGAAGGTGCTTTGATATTAGGTACTGACAAGTTATTAGCTTGGAATAAGTGTGAAAACATGATACGTGATAAGAGTGATTTTAACAGAGTTAAAATGAACTATAGTATTGTAGCACCAAGAATGTATAACGGTCAAATAGAAAGCACTGTAAGCAGAATTACTGGCTTTGCCGATATGATACAACTAACTCATTTAAAACTTCAACAGGTGATGTCTAAAATGGTTCCTGATGGAGTTTACTTAGATGCTGATGGTTTAGCTGAAATAGATTTAGGTAACGGAACAAATTACAACCCACAAGAAGCTTTAAACATGTTCTTCCAAACAGGTTCTGTTATTGGTAGGTCAATGACTTCTGAAGGAGACCCTAACGCTGGTAAAATTCCAATACAACAAATAGCAAATGGCTCTAACAATGGTAAGTTACAAAGTTTAATACAAACTTACAACTACTACCTGCAGATGATTAGAGATACAACCGGTCTTAATGAAGCTAGAGATGGTAGTGTGCCTGATGCAAGAGCTTTGGTTGGTGTTCAAAAACTAGCTGCAGCCAACTCTAACGTTGCAACAAGACATATATTAGACTCATCGATGTTTATCACAGCTGAAATAGCAGAAAAGTTATCTTTAAGAATATCTGATATACTAGAATACTCACCAACAAAAGATGCTTTTATACAAGCTGTAGGTGCACACAACGTAGCAACATTAAAAGAAATGTCTGAGTTACACTTATATGACTTTGGTATATTCTTAGAATTAGAGCCTGATGAAGAGCAAAAACAATTACTTGAAAATAACATACAAACAGCTTTAGCTCAAAAATTAATTGATCTAGATGATGCTATAGACGTTAGAGAGGTTAGAAGTGTTAGATTAGCAAATCAATTGTTAAAGTTAAAAAGAAAAAAGAAAGCTGAAAAAGATCAGCAAATGCAACAACAAAATATTCAAGCACAAGCAAAGGCTAATGCAGATCAACAACAAGCAGCGGCACAAACGGAAATGCAAAAGAACCAAGCAAAAACAGCTTCAGAGATACAGGTAGAAACTGCACAAGCTAAGTTTAAAATGCAGTATTTACAAGAGGAAGTAAGGTTGAAAAAAGAGTTGATGCAATATGAGTTTGAATTAAACACTCAGTTGAAAGAAAAAGAAAACAAAAGTAAAGAAAATATTGAGACCATGAAACAAACTGGTAAAGAGACTAAAAAGTTTGAATCTTCAGGTAATGATATACTAGGGGGTGGACTAGGTCTTGATAAATTTAACCCAAAGATTAATTAATTATATAATATTTTATTATGGAAGAAAACAAAAATGATGCAGTTGCAAAAACTGTAGAACAACCCGTTGTAAATAATGAGGTTGGAAAACAAAAAGTAAAAAAACGTAGGAAAGTTTTAAAGCAAAACGAACCTGTAACAAAAGTAGATTTAAGTAAAAAACCAGAAACCAAAGAAGATGAAACTAAAAAAGATAACCCTATCGACGAGGGAGTGGTTAGAGTCGATGAAAATGCCAATGCCACAGAAGAACAAAAAGAAGTACAGCCGGAAACAGAAGCACAAGAAACTCCAGTATTAGAAGAGATTATTGAAGAAGAAGTTAAAAAAGAAACAGAAGAATTAACTGAAAAAGTTGAAGAAGCTGTTGCTGAAGCTGAAAAAACTGGAGAACAACTTCCTGAAAACATTCAAAAACTTATGAGTTTTATGGAAGACACAGGTGGTGATATAAATGATTATGTAAACCTTAATAAAGATTATTCTGATATGGATAATTTAACTGCTTTAAAGGAATACTATAAACAGACAAAACCACATTTAACTTCTGAAGAGGTAGACTTTATCATGGAAGATAAATTTTCGTATGACGAAGAACTTGATGAAGAAAAAGATATTAAAAGAAAAAAATTAGCGCTTAAAGAGCAAGTTGCCGACGCTAAAAACCACCTGGACGGGTTAAAGTCCAAATACTATCAAGAGATCAAGGCTGGGTCAAAGTTGACCAAGGAACAACAAAAAGCCGTTGATTTTTTTAATAGATATGACAAGGAGTCAAAAGCAAATCAAAAAGTTGCTAAAGAACAAAAAGATGTATTTTTAAATAAAACTAATAATTTATTTAGTGAAAGCTTTAAAGGCTTTGACTACAGTGTTGGTGATAAAAAATACAGATTTAATGTTAAGAATGTAAATGAAGTAAAAGAAAGCCAAAGTGATATTAATAATTTTGTCAAAAAGTTTTTGAATAAAAATAATCAAATGTCAGATGCTGCGGGTTATCACAAGTCTTTGTTTACGGCAATGAATCCTGATGCTGTTGCAAGACACTTTTACGAGTAAGGTAAAGCAGATGCTATAAAAGACAGAGTAGCTAGAGATAAAAACATAAATGTTAATCCTAGAGGCTCACATGACCAAGCTCAATTAGGAGGTCTTAAATTTAAAGTATTAGGTAATAATGCTAGCGACTTTAAAGTTAAAATACGTAAAAAATAAATAAATAATTAATTTTAAAAATAAATAGAAAATGGCAATTACAATGACACCTGGTGGGTCGTTAAATAGCGTGCCAGCAATGAATCAACAAGCGTTAACTACTAACTATATTGATTTCACTGCTACTGCAACTGCAGGTTGGGCGCAACAATACTTACCAGATTTAATGGAAGAAGAAGCTGAGGTTTTTGGAAACAGAACTATCGGTGGATTTTTAGAAATGGTCGGAGCTGAAGAAGCAATGTCCGCTGATCAAGTAGTCTGGTCAGAACAAGGAAGACTACACATATCATACCAAGGTAACTTACAAAGATCATCACCTACTGGTACTTTTAACTTTATATTCATCAAAGATATTGACGGAAATTTTGTTAATGGTACTAATGGAGCTGCTGGTGCTTCTGCCGCTACTGATGTAGCTGTAAGAATTGGTGACTTAGTTATTTTATCTGACGCTGATGCAACTATAAAAGGTTATGTAACAGCTGTTGGTACTACTAGTATTGGTTCACCTGGGGTGTTACACGCTTCATGTACTGTACAACCTTTAACTGATAATGGTACTGGATTTGCAACTGTTACTGCTGCAAACGATAATGTTACTTGTGGATTAATGGTTTATGGTTCTGAGTATGGAAAAGGTACTACTGGTAGAACTACTGCTAACAAGCCACAGTTTAAGTCTTTTACTAACAAGCCTGTTATAATCAAAGATATGTATGAGGTTTCAGGATCTGATGCATCTCAAATTGGTTGGGTTGAAGTTACTGGTGAAGATGGGCAAAACGGTTACTTATGGTACTTAAAAGCTGCTGGTGATACTAGAGCTCGTTTTACTGATTATTTAGAAATGGTTATGGTAGAGCATGAAAGTGCTACTCAAACTGTAACTTCTCATCTATCTAACACTTTAACTGGTTCTGAAGGTTTATTTGCTGCTATCAAAAACAGAGGTAATGCTTATGATGGTTTACTTGCAACTGCAACTTCAGCACAAGCTTTAGGTGACTTTGATGCAATATTAAAAGAGTTTGACAAGCAAGGAGCTATTGAAGAATACATGATATTCGCTGATAGAGATCTTATGTTAACTGTTGACGATATGCTTGGTGGATTAAACCCTCACTCAACTGGTGGTTTATCTTTCGGTGTATTTGATAACTCTGAGGATATGGCATTAAATTTAGGTTTCTCTGGTTTCAGAAGAGGTTCTTATGACTTCTACAAAACTGACTGGAAATACTTAAACGATGTATCTACAAGAGGTGGTATTAAAGATGTTGATAATCACATCAGAGGGGTGTTTATTCCTGCTGGTACTACTACTGTGTACGATCAGTCATTAGGTAAAAACCTAAAAAGACCTTTCTTACACGTAAGATACAGAGCTTCTAATATGGAAGACAGACGTTTCAAAACTTGGACTACTGGTTCAGTTGGAGCTGCTACTTCTGATTTAGATGCGATGGAAATGCATTTCTTATCTGAAAGATGTTTAGTTACTCAAGGTGCTAACAACTTTATGCTAATTGAAGCAACAGGTACTTACTAGTACTAATTAATTAAAGCCGGGACTTCGGTCTCGGCTTTTATTTACTAATCTTATTATATATTATATTATGGAAAAAACAAAAAAAGAAAAACCTCAAGTAAAAAAAGATACTTGGGAAATAAAAAATAGAACTTACGTTCTAAAAAATATGTCACCTCTTGGTTACCATTTAAGATCTACACAATTGTATTACTTTGATGAAGAGAAGGGTTATGAAAGAGAAATATGTTATTCAAGAAATCAAAAAACAGTATTTATTGATGAAATGAAAGGTGATATTAGATATGGTCATGTTTGGTTTAGAGATGGGGCGTTATACGTTCCAAAATCAAACGTAACATTACAAAAATTTTTATCACTATATCATCCGCAAAGAAACAAAAAATACTTTGAAGTTGACACTGTAAAAGAAGCTCAAGATCAAGTTGAAGATATAATGCTAGAAATAGAAGCTTTAAACGTAGCTCAAAACTTAGACGTTGAGCAAATGGAAGCTATTATGCGAGTTGAAAAAGGCTCTGCTGTTAACAAAATGAGTACAAAAGAACTTAAAAGAGACTTGTTAATACTTGCAAAAACTAGACCAGAGATGTTTATGGATTTAGCTCAAGATGATAATGTTCAACTTAGAAATGTTGGTATTAAAGCTGTTGAAGCTAAAATAATAAACTTATCACAAGATCAACGAACATTTACTTGGGGTTCTAATGATAGAAAACTAATGAACGTACCGTTTGATGAAAACCCTTACTCAGCTTTAGCCGCTTGGTTTAAAACTGATGAAGGAGTTGAGATTTTTTCTCAAATTGAAAAAAGATTAAAATAATCTAACTGTAGTGGTGATCGCCCTGCGGGGCGATTACTAACTACTAATAAAAAAAATATGGCAATAAGCGTAGACACTGTGTACCAAAGAGTATTAGCTATGGCTAACAAGGAACAAAGAGGTTATATAACACCTCAAGAATTTAATTTATTGGCTAATCA